GAGTTTAGTAATTAAGCGTAACGGAGAAACAGTGAAATAACAGAGATTTATGGCTGATAAATTAAACAACCTAAAACCTTTTAATAAAGGCGAAAGCGGAAACCCTAACGGCAGACCGAAAGGCAGCAAGAACAGAAGTACTATCGCACGTAAATGGCTAGAAGTTAATCAATCGCTAAAGAACCCATTAACAGGGGAAAGCGAAACTATGAGCCAAGAGGATTTAATGACCTTAGCGTTGATTAAAAAAGCACGTGAAGGAGATGTGTCAGCTTACAAGGCATTGATGGACTCAGGATACGGAGCACCACTTCAGCAAGTAGAACAAACAATATTAGAACAACCACTATTCCCTGATGTTCAAGAGGACAACGAGCATTAACAAGATACTGGCTTTAAAAAAACGAATTAAGATAATACAGGGAGGGACGTCAGCAGGAAAGACCTTTGGCATACTACCTATCTTAATCGACAAAGCAGCAAGAACGCAAGGACTTGAAGTAAGTATTGTAGCCGAAAGCATACCTCATCTAAGGAGAGGTGCGTTAAAAGACTTCATAAAAATAATGAAGTGGACAAATCGTTACATAGACTCTCAGTTTAACAAGTCGCTACTTACCTACCAATTCAGAAACGGAAGTGTAATCGAGTTTTTCTCCGCAGACGATGCCAGTAAGCTACGAGGTGCGAGGCGTGACATCCTATACATCAACGAGTGCAACAACGTAACGTTTGAGGCTTACAATGAGTTAGCCATCCGTACAAAGCGTGAGGTGTTCTTAGACTTTAACCCTGCCAATGAGTTTTGGGTACACAAGGAACTAAAAGACGAACCTGACACGGACTTCATAATCCTAACCTACAAAGACAACGAGGCGTTAGATGAGTCAATTGTCAGTCAGATAGAGAAGAACCGAGAGAAAGCAGCTACCAGTTCCTATTGGGCTAATTGGTGGCGTGTGTATGGACTCGGTGAGGTAGGTAGTCTTGAGGGTGTGGTCTTTAATAATTGGAAAGAGATTGACATTCTTCCTGATGAAGCCAAACTGATAGGAGTAGGACTTGACTTCGGTTACACGAATGATCCAACGGCAGCGATAGGAATCTACAATTGGAACGGAAAGCGAATAGTAAACGAAATTGTTTACCGCACAGGAATGGTCAACTCTGACATCGCTAAGATACTTCCGTCAGGTGTAGTTATTTACGCTGATAGTTCCGAGCCTAAATCAATCGAGGAAATCAGACGCTACGGAAAGACGATAAAAGGAGTAACCAAAGGAAAGGACTCTATAAACTACGGTATTGACGTAATGCAACGCCAAGAGTATTTAGTTACCAAGTCAAGCACAAACCTCATCAAAGAACTTCGCTCCTATTGTTGGGATACTGACAAGCAAGGAGTCAGGATGAACAAACCAATTGACCACTTCAATCACGCTATTGACGCACTTAGATACCACGAGATGGAAGCACTCGGACTAAAATCAAACTATGGACAATACGCAATCCGATGAGCTACCTAAAATGGTTAGGGTAGTTGAGCAGTACATCAAAGATAAGACTGGTAAAAGAGTTCATATCGTGTTCAATGACATCTTCAATGTAAGAAGGCACACTCAGATGTTAGCTCAAGCTTACGCCTATGTGTTACAAAAAGACGAATCACAAGTTAAATAAATATGGAAGTACAAATAAAAGTACCTACGAGCCTAAACGAAATACCTCTAAAGCACTATCAAGACTTTTTGAGTATGCAAAAGAACTCTACTGATGAGGAGTTTGTAGCTCAAAAGATGGTAGAGATATTCTGCGGAATAAGGTTAAGCGATGTGGCAAAGATAAAGCTAACCTCACTCAATGAGTTGATAGTTCACTTTACTGAATTGTTCAATCAAAAGCCTGAGTTTACTCCTACGTTTAAAATTAAGGATATGGAGTTCGGTTTCATTCCTGAACTTGAAGAGATAACTTTCGGTGAGTATGTCGATTTAGACAATCACTTGCAGAGTTGGGATAACTTCCATAAGGCGATGGCGGTTCTTTATAGGCCTATCAAAACACGAAAGAAGGATAAATACGAAATAATAGACTACGATCCAAACATAGGACTGCAAGACTTAATGAAGTTCGCTCCCTTGGATGTATGCATAGGAGCATCGCTTTTTTTTTGGACTTTAGAAAGCGACTTACTTCAAGCTACCCTGAACTATTTGGAGACGGAGATGACGAAGGACAAGACGTTGTCGCAGACTTTAGCGAAACAACTCAATTCAGTAAAAGATGGGGATGGTATCAAAGCCTTTATGCAATCGCTCAAGGAGACATCACAAAGTTTGATGCTATTGCCAAGTCAAGACTTACTCGGTGTCTCACTTATCTCACGTTCGAGAAGCAAAAAAACGAAATCGAAAAAAGACAATTTGAAAGACAACTAAGACGATGAAAGGATTTTACGATATAACAACATCACTACGCAACCACTTCACAACGGATGCCATAGTGAACACGGTAACCGAAGGAGATATCTTTGAGGTAGATTTAAACAAGCAGACAATCTTTCCGCTGGTGCATATGATGGTAAACAATGCAACATTTGAAACCAACGTTGTACGCTTCAACATTTCGCTTATAGCAATGGACATCGTCAACATATCAAAAGACGAAACTACGGATATATTCAGAGGCAACTCTAATGAGCAAGACGTACTGAATACGCAGTTAGAAGTTTTGAACCGAGCTTATGCGATGTTATTACACGGTGACTTATGGGATGACAAATACGTTGTTGACGGCAATCCTAACTGTGAGCCATTTACTGAGAGATTTGAGAACTACTTAGCAGGATGGACTATGACTCTTGACATCCTAATCCCAAATGAGGTAACTATTTGCTGATGGATAAGAGTGAAGTTCAAAAAGAATTAGATAAGTTCAGAGATTACGTTATTCGTGAATCTAAAAAAAATTTAAAGAAACTTGGCAAAAGTTCTACAGGCAAACTATTAAATTCAATTAAGGGAGTTGCTAAGGTTAGTAAGAACTCTATCGAGATTGGATTTAAAATGGATAAATACGGAGTGTTTGTTGATGAAGGTGTCAAAGGTAACAATCCGAGTAGAGTATCTCCTAATGCTAAAATAAAAGGGCAACAAGCACCAAATAGTAAATATCGTTTTGGTAGTGGTTCTGCTCGTGGGCAATGGGGTACATTTAAAATAAGCATTGAACAATGGGCAAAGCGTAAAGGCGTTAGATTTAGAGACGAAAAAGGAAAATATAAAAAAGGAAGTTATAAATCATTGGCTCACGTTATAGCAAGTAATATTTACGCAAGAGGATTAAAACCAAGTCTGTTTTTTACAAAACCATTTGAGGCGGCGTATAAGAAGCTACCGAATACACTTGTAGATAAATACGGATTAGATGCTTTAAAACTATTTAACGAACAAACAAAAGATATTTTAGAAAATGGCTAACATAAATGCAAGGAGTCCTTACATCGTAACGATAAACGAAGCAGGGCAAGTAGAAACGAAATTAGAAATCTACCTTTGGAATGGTTCAGGCTCAATGCCTACCACACCTCAATACACGCTTTCTAAGCTCATTCCATCGTCAAACAATCCTGCAACATACTACGACATTTCTCCGTACATTAGAGAGTACATTTCTCACGCATCATTGCAGACGATCACAACGATAATATCTGCTACTCCATCCACTCAATGGTGCAACATTGGACTTAAGATATTCAAGAAAGTATCTACGAGTTTCATTCAAGTAGGCACAACGCAAACGCATTTCGGTTTAGACGGCTACGGATTCTATTTAGACGGAGCAAATCCTGCTTTGGGTAACTACCTATTGAGCGAAGGAACTTATACTTACAATTACAACTTATCAGGTGAGTACGGATGGGTAACGCTTTATACTGGTAGCGGTAATTCAGTTCGATATACTAACCTTTCATCAGGTGCAACATCGGTATCAGCACTAACGAACAACGAATGGAGAGATATTCCAAGAGTAAGAAGTGGTAACCACGCTGATGGTAACACATTCGAAATCATTGACGGCAGTTCTAACGTGCTTTATAAATCTATTTTCGTACCTAAGGAGGAGTGCAAGTACACGCCAATTCAAATAGACTTTGTAAATAAGTTTGGAGCGTGGCAACGTGAGTGGTTTTTTAAAGCATCTTACAACGGATTGAGCGTTGAAAACACGGAGTATAATTTGATGCCTAATACCTATCCTACATACGATACTAAAGAAGGACAAAGAAAGGTATTTAACGCTAACGGCAAGGAGACTCTCAAAGTAAACACCGATTGGGTGTCTGAAAGTTTCAATGAGGTAGTTAAACAAATGATGTTAAGTGAAAGAATCCTGATTGACAAGAAGGCAGCCAAGCTAAACACGAAATCAATAGACCTTAAGAAATCTATCAACACGAGTTTAATTAGCTACGAGATGGAGTTTGAATACGCATTTGATACAATTAATTCAGTAGTGTAATGAATAGGAGCGTACAACTATACATCGAAGGTCAACGTATTGAGTTATTCCAAGATGAGGCGATCCAAGTAACGTCATCTATTCAAAACGTACAAGACCTATCCAAAACATATACGGACTTCTCTCAAGGATTTACCGTTCCTGCCAGTTCGCACAATAACGCAATCTTTGAACATTGGTATCAGTCAGATGTCAACGCAACAAATGACCCTAACATACGAAGAGATGCATACATCGAGATTGACCTTACAACTTTCAGGAAGGGAAAGATACAATTAGAAGGAGCAGTAATTACCAACGGCAAACCATCAGCATACAACATCACGTTCTTTGGTGAGGGAGTAACGCTTAAAGATTTATTCGGAGAGGACTTACTTTCGGATTTGGACTATACGCCATACACTCACGATTATACCTCCGATGAGGTTCAATTTCGAATCGAGGATGCAACAGACTACTACGATGTCAAGTATCCTTTGGTAACGTCTAATCGCATTTGGGAGTACAACTCTATTCCTGCTAATGTGCCTTTACCAAATTGGTTAGTCAGTACGCTAACGGCAAACGATATCAATACTACTTCAGGTGCGATAGATAAAGACGAACTGTTCCCTGCTTTGAGGGTAACTAAAGTCCTTGAGGCTATTGAATCAAAATACGGAATCACGTTCAAAGGTACGTTTCTAACCGATGAGCGTTTGACTAAATTGTTCTTATGGTTTAAGGGTAAGGAAACTTTGATTACAAGCTCCGTCCAAGAAGATGTTGATTTTACTTCCGTATCTCCTACTTATACAACATACGATTTATCAGGCTATGTAAACACGGCTACAAATGAGATTCAAGTACAATTTATAGATAATGAAATAATAAGGCACGTCATCACGCTTAACGTCAACTCGGTAACTTCAACGAGCGTTTACTATGTAGACATCTATCAAAATGGAAACCTTATAAACACCATTTTAAGTAGCGGTATAGATTCGATTGTACTGGCAAACATCTACTCCGTTTCAGGATTAGACGTTACTTACAATTTCAAAATCAGAGGTGATGGCTCAAATACGTTAGGCATTGCTTTGACTTACGGAGTTGACTACATCTTATCAGGTGTTTTAGAAACTGACTTTGTAGATATTACTGCATCAAATGTCAGTATCAGCACAAATGTAAACCTATCGGCTAACGCTCCTCAAATGAAAGTTCAAGACTTTGTTAAAGGGCTTATGCTGATGTTCAATATGACCATCTACTCAATCAAAGACAATGAGTATTGGTTAGAGCCTTTAGACGATTGGTACTCTAAAGGAGCAGTCATAGACATCACGTCATTCACGGATGTTACGAGCATTGAACATAACCGAATGCCTCTTTATAAGAAGATTGGATTCCAATTCCAAGAGTCAGAAAGTTTTATGAATAAGAACTTCTCGCAGACGTACAATAGAAACTACGGAGACACGATGTATCAGTATAACTATGACGGAGGTGAGTTTGTTATTGACGTGCCATTTGAAAACCTGTTAGGGCAGAAATTTACAGGAACTGATTTACAAGTAGGATACTCGCTTAATACTTCATTTGCTCCGTATGTACCGAAGCCGATTTTATTTTATCAGTACGATAATCAATCAGCTACTTTTAAATTCAAAGACGATGGAGGAGGTACAAACACGATCACAACTTATACTCCATTTGGTCAAGACTTGCTATACAACGGAAATGATGTTACGCTAAACTTTGCACCTGAAACTTCATCTTTGCTTTTAGAAGCTATTCAAGTTACAGGATTCTCGCAGTATTACTTCAGTTATTTGTACAACCTTTACAACTTGAAGCAACGATTGGTCAACGTAAAGACGAACCTACCTACGAGCTTAGTAACAGGTCTACAATTAAACGATAGATTAGTAATCAGAGATAAGAAGTACATCATTAACGAAATGAAAACGAACTTATCTACTGGTGATGTTGACCTTCAATTAATTTTAGACTTTAGACCTGTCATCAACTCTACTCAAACCACACCTGTAGTATCTCCTAACGGAGGTGATGTTCTCATTCCTGTAATCCTTGACAATAACGCAACGCAGATAGGATTGTCAAGTTCTATAAGTGACGTTTCTTTTAGTCATAGTATCGTCTATGAGGAGCGTATGGTTACGGTAACTATCGGAGCGAGTAATGTAGAGTTCACAATGATAACTGAGAGTGGAGATATATTAGCATCTGAAAGGGCGGAACAAATAACAACCGAAGGAGAGGAGAGCAGATTGATTGACGTTTCATTGACCTCTACCTATCCTGACGGAAGCACATCAAGAAGAACGATTTATATTATACAACAATGATACAACGGATAGTTCAAATGCTAAAAATAGACGAACACTACGGAATTAGTGAGTTCGTAGACATAGCCAAAGGTAAGTACAAGTTAAACACGTCTCTGAAGAAAGCGTACAAACAAGGAAAACGAGAACTTATAAATAAACGAAATGGCAGAAAATAAAGTAGTAAATCTTGAAGTTAAAGAAAAAGGTATGGAGGAGATGGGTCAAAAGACTTTATCTCTAAAAGCAAAATTAAAAGAACTTAAAGAACAAATGGCTCTTGCAGGTGATGGTACTGCGGAGTTTAAAAGATTAGCTGCCGAAGCAGGTGCTTTACAAGATAGAATTGCTGATGTCAACAGGCAAGTTAAAAACCTTTCATCAGATACAAGGCGTTTAGATTTAGGGTTAGAGGCCGTTCAAGGTGTTGCAGGTGGGTTTGCAGCCGCTCAGGGTGCTATGTCGCTTTTTGGAGATGAATCCGAAGAGATGCAAAAAACTATGATGAAAGTAATGGGAGCTATGTCTCTTGTTAATGGAGTTCAACAGGTTGCAAACGTACTCAATAAAGATGCAGTTCTTGGTACTAAATTGCGTGTTTTTTGGAATGAGACTTTAGTTGGCTCATTCAATAAAGCAAGTGTGGCTCAAAAGGCATTTATGGCAACAGGTATCGGTTTGCTTTTAACAGGTATCGCTACGCTTGTTGCTTATTGGGATGATATTGCTGCTACTGTTAATGGTGTTTCAGATGAGCAAGAGCGATTAAATGCTAAAGTTGAGGCAAATGTTAATTTAGAAAAGGCTAAACTTGACTCAATAGGTGAACAAGATAATATTTTAAAACTTCAAGGAAAATCGGAGCGTGAAATTTTAGAACTTAAACTCAAGCAAACTGATGCAGTATTATTAGCTACTCAAGCACAATTAGAGCAACAAGAAAACACTAAGAAAGCTGAGGTTGCTGCCGCTAAAAGAAATTATGATATTACAAAAATGATTGTAAGGGGTGCTATTGAAATTGCAGCAGTAGGATTGCGATTACTGGCAGCACCGATTGACTTAGTTCTTGAAACTGCTAATGCTGTATCGGAGGCATTAGGTTTTGGTAAGATAACAACTACAAATATAAACAAGGAGATTAGCAAACTTACTGAATCGGCAGCAAGTGGTATATCTAAATTTATATTTGACCCACAACAAATAGCAGCAGATTCAAACGAAGCAATAAGGGAAACTAAAGCCTCAATCACTAAACTAAAAAACGAAAAGGCAGGTTTAATTCTTTCAATTCGTGCTATTGATAAACAAGATAGGAAACAAACAACCAAAGAGAAAAAAGAGGATGTCAAGAAGGAAGAGGAAGAGATAGAACTGATAAAGCGTGAATCAGGACTAAAGGCTATAAACAATCTTCAAAAGCAAAGAGATGCTGAATTAGAGGTAACTAAAAAGGCATTAGAAGAGGAGGCTAAACTCAGAGAAGAGGCCGCAAAAAAAGAACTTGAACGCCAAAAGAAATTACAAGAGGATAAATCTAAATTAGTTTTCGATTCACTTAATCTTATATCGGAGATAACAAGTCTATTTGGACAAAAAAACGAACGTGTAGCGAGAGCAATGTTCAACATTGACAAAGCAGCGAGATTAGCATCGGCTACAATGTCTGCTCGTGAGGGTGTGATTAATGCGTTTAAGACTGCATCAGACTCACCATTGACTACTGTGTTTCCTGCTTATCCATTTGTTCAAGCAGGACTTGCAGGTGCATTTGGAGCAGTTAACATTGCAAAGATAGCATCTCAAAAATTCCAAGCATCAGGCGGTACGTCAGATTTAGCTTCAGGTGGTGGCGGTGGTGCAGGTGGTGTATCTTCAGCAGCACCATCATTCAATGTAGTAGGTAACTCAGGGTTAAACCAACTTGCACAAATACAACAAACGCCAGTACAAGCGTATGTAGTAAGTGGAGAGGTAACATCGGCTCAGGCACTTGACCGCAACCGAATCAAAAACGCAACATTGTAGAACTAAAAAGTT